GGGAAAACAGAAACCATTGCCCATGCTCACAAACTTTTCATATCGATATGTATTACCATCGAGCTGATAGCTGGGTGAGCGGATTGCATCCAGGAAAGAAAACCACTTCCTGGGAAGCAGATATCGGCAAAGACCGATACTGTTGCAATCACTAGCGCTACTCAAATCGAGTGTCGCTAGCCATTCGTATAAGCTGCCAATCATCGCGAGATGAGCATTTCTGCTCTGATCGCTCAGATCGTAGCCCCATTCAGCGAGAAGCCGTCTAAGTTCTAGATCGGCGCCCTTCTGGATGTACGAATTGAGTAATGGTTCGATCGCGATCGACCTGTCGGTCTTCGCGGTCTTTAGTACGAAACCAAGCTTGTTGAACGTCACCATACGACAACGACTCTCTATATACTGGAACGCTTGCTGTAAATCTAGGCAAGACACTCCAGCCCTCGTCTCAGAGAACCGAGCGAGGAACTGTTCGTTAGAACAGAGAGGGCCGTAAACGTAGGGTAAGGCGCTAGGTGTCACGGTCCAATCTTCCGCGTGAAACTTGCGAAATAGATTGGTAGCATTTCCGTGAACACCGATAGAAGCGCCTGAGCTGAAACCGCATGAATCCCGGATTCGCTTCATATTCGGCTCATCGCCGATTACTTTGCGAATCCAGTCCCGCATAAACGCAAGTTGCCGCGTGTACACAGGATTCAACCCCTTCAACCTAGTGAACCGATGGTTTGTCTTACGACAAGTCCTCTCAGCTGAGAGAAACTTTTGAACAGCTGCCCTTTCGGGCGTTTGTTCGAAACCAAAGGTCCTATAATCAAAAGGAGCTTTTAGAATTAATGCAGCAATCTGATTGGCGGCAAAATGCTCTGTCGCCGTGCTGTATACAACTGTGGTAGCACGTTCAGACCACAGATATAGCCCAGGCCAGTCGCGCGCTCTCAATTTACCGAGAACGTCGGCTGACCAGGGATACTCCGTGCAGTTATCGTTCAAAACTATCGTCAGAACTTTTATTAGTTTCTGCGAGTGGATCTCGGCGGATGAAATCCGCCGATTGCTTTTGCCTTTCGATTTCTTGTTGTGCATTACGCACTCCTATAGAATAGATGACACCAAGGGCAGCTAGCCCAAGGATAATGGTTACCATCGTCACCAGCACCAACGCGATAACCCGTTCAGAAGACATGACTTAGTACGTCAGGTCATGCTTCCAGAACAGGGCTTTTCCGTCGGCGCCGATAGCGAAGTCACCAATGTCATCACGAAGAGCATCAGCATCGGCTTCCGCCATACCCACCGGCAAAGAGCACGAGATCGTAACAATCGCTTCGGCTTGTGAGCCGTCGCCGAGAGTTACAGTCTTAGTGCGCTTCGCCTCAGAGCGAGCAACTCCCGCGAAGTCTTTAGTAGGCTTCGGAGCAACCCGGGACAGCGCAAGAGTATCCTTGACACTGAACGAGTGGCTCGGGCCAACGTAAACAACTTTGTTGGGAGTGGCAAAACTATCCTGACCATAGGCCAGGGTGTTAAGGGTGATGGACATCTTAAGTTTCCTTCAGTTTAGCGTTGTTCAGAAATTGAACTTTAAACGCTGTACAGTTAAAGCTACGCTGTCAAGCGTGCGGAGCCAGCTTCGATTTTCTGCATTACGAAAATCAAAGGCTGGTAACCACGTTAAGCCGACAGTTACGCTAGGGATCCGCTTCTTTATTACGAAGTGGCGGTAGTAGGTGCCTACTCGATTATCGGTACAGGACCAGGTGCTGGAACTCACAGGGACGTTAGTCCCATCGGAATCAAATTCCCGAGTTTCAGTCCACTTGGTCCAAGATGCCAATTTTCGAACACCCATTCTCGGAGAGATAGCCGCAATGAAGTCACCGACGTTAGCGAACCAGTCCAATACGAAACTCAATGTTACGAGTTCGTACGCGGCACTTGGTACATCGCTTAGTCTAAGACCAAATTTGGCCGAAGTGGAGAAAGTGTACTCATAGAGCACACCTGCCCTTACTTCAATACGTCCGTTGTATCTGCCTGTTGAGACCGACTTGAAGTTAGTCGTCGTATGGGTATACGACCTAACAACTTCCGGAAACTCACGCATGGCATAGCCGCGGGACGTAAACCTCTTTGAGACTTTGTCATTACTTAACTGCTCAAGAATAGATTCGGTAGTAAGCATGAGCGGAACGATACCGTAACGGTATCGCGTCCATTCGTTCGCAAGAAACTTAGCGAACGTCAGACCAGATTTCGCAAACTTTCGCGATTTCTTGATCTGCTCAAACTTTTCCCGAATGTTTTCAAGAGGAGTTCGAAGCATGGTGAGTGTTTTCTTCAACTCAGCGATATCAACAAGACCCATTACGTCAGTCGTAGCTATACCAGCTACGGCCGCCGTACCGGCTTGTATCTTCGCAGAGTTTCGGAGGGACTCCCATTCTCCACTACCATCAACACACGGCTGGTATTGATCCCAGCCGTAGTTTACGTACAGTGTTTCCACGTACTTCTTGACGGTATTTCCCGTGCAGGACGCTACACGCGTGCGCACCTGTTCGCCCGTGGCTGAACCACCCCTTGTTTCCAAAATGGATTCATAGGGATTGTTTATAATTTCCCCTCGCTTCACGCGAGACCGGAAATTGGGAGTAACTACATCGGTCGTTGTTTTCGACCAACCTCCCGCGTAGGTAGTGCCAGAACTGGTCGTGACTTGGGATCCATTACAACGGATCTCGCGTCGCGTCCAGGTAGCACCAACTGCGCTAAAGCCAGGACCATCAGTTCTTACGCGCTGTGTCATAATCTGACCCCTGCGTAATGACTTGGGCAACTTCGCCGTCAGCTTTCGCTTCAGGCACCGCGTCAGACGAGTTACGAATTTCTTCATACTCGTCCCAAACGGTTTGAGTCGACAGGCTATCGCTAGCTTGCTGACTCTGCACCACTTGTGAAGGAATGGCACCTGCAATCTGATCAACTAGGTCGACAATTAAGTCGAGACGTTCGATTTTCCGTTTTGACGCGGAAACTCTTGCGTTCTTAGCTGCAAACTTCAGCAGCAACAGAGCCAGTGAGATATAGAAAGTAGATACCATTTTAGTTCCTTTACAATGATACAAGGAGAGTACTGCCGACTAACGTCCGCAGCACCTTCAGTCGCCATTCTGATTACCGGTTACCCGGGTTCATAAGACGACCTCCTCGGTTCCATGATCTTCGCTGCTTCGCAGCAAAGGGCTA